AGCCGTGGACGGTGGCACGACGCGCACCAGGATCATCGTCACGTTCGAGGGGATCGTGACGTTCGCGTCGATGGTCTTGGTCTCGTTGTCCTTGATGCCGGTCTCGATCAGGAGCGTGAACTTATTCTCTCCCGTGACGGTGTAGAGGCGGAACAGGCCGCTGCCGCCCTGCGCGCAGCAGATGGCGTGCACGTGATACGTGCCGGCCGGCGGCAGGTTGGAGGACACGAGCAGGTATTGCGCGTATAAGTCGCCGCTGCCGGTGGCGGTGGCGCGCATCCACTTATAGCCGGACACGACCGGGAAATCCACGTCGCATCCATATCGGTCTATCATCGCCGTGCCGGTCATGTTCGGGTCGGGAAACCAGTTAATCCTCTGCATGCGCGTCTCCCTTCGCGGCGTCGAGCACGTCGGCTGGGATGAGTTTCATGGCCGCCGTCAGTTGGCTCGTGAGGATCGCTATCTGTTTGTTGAGGGTGCCGATCTGCTGCGAGAGTTGGTCGATGACCTGATTCGCGTCGGCGGGAATCTGATCCAAAAACGTCTCCTTAAAACGAAACCCCCGTAATCCGCAGTGGATTACAGGGGTTGAAAACTTGGGAAAAATGTGGTTAGTCGGCGGCGGTCATCGTGTCGATGCGCGTGACCTTCCGCACCTCGTCCAACGACAGGACGGCGGACAGGTTGGTCTTCACGTCCGTGACCGTCACGCTCTGAGCGGTCCGGTCGAACGTGGCGAGTACGCCGCGCTGGTAGTCGCGCCACGATTCCACGCCCGCCGCGTCAGTGCTGGAATACTCCAGACCCAGCCGGCACAATTCGGCCTTCATGCTCTCGGACGGCGGGCGCAGGTCCAATACGCCGGAAGCCGGCACGTCTGTCTCGCCTGCATCGTCCTCGCCAGTGTCCGTGGACGTCGGCGCGGGAAGCACCGCCTCGCCCCTGCCACGCGCCAACGCGCCGGAGTTGGTCAGCTCGACCACGGTCGCGCCCTGACCCTCCACGCCGCTGACCGCGCCGTCGGCGGGCACGTCCAGCCAGCCGTCCGCCAGCACGCACGCCGTATCGTACTCCACGACCGGCTTCGCGTCCGCCGCCGTGACCTTGTAGCGGCGCAGGTCGTTGCCCTGCACGGGTTCCACGACCGTCAAAGACTGGCCACCCTCACGCGGTGCCGCCGTGACCGTCAACACGGTCAACGTCCGATTGTTGTTCTCGTCTGCCATATGAGACTCCTTTCAGATTGTTGTTATTGCCGGGTGTCACGAGGCATGAGCGACTCGTAGAACCGTTCCTCCGCCGCGTCCATGCCGTCCCGCATGTCGTCGGCGGCGAAAAGCCGTCCGATGGCCGCCACGTCGACGCAGCCGGTGTCGATGCCGGTGTCCGGCGTCGCATCGGCCGCGTCCTCCGACAGCATGGCCGTCTGGACGGCCGCGTCCGCCTTATTGGTGATCGCGGGCAGTCCCAAGGCCGTCCGCGTGCTGTTGCGGGCGGCCGTCACCGGATCGTCCTGCACCTCGCCGTCCGTGGAGAGCATCGACACCTCGGACGCGGAATCGTCGAGCGCGGCCTCCAATCCCTCATATGCGGCCGTGTACGCGTTGCGTCCGGTCTGCGGATCGTACGAGCCGGCGGCCTCGCGCGCCTGCATCATGGCCGCGCAGGTCTCCGCGACGCTCGTCGTGCCGAGCAGGGCACGCCATGCGGCGATCGCGTCCATGCCGCACACGAGCCCCCGCTCGTCTTCCTTCTCCGGCCTGATGATGAGGTTCCCGTCCTCGAAAACCGTTTGCATGCCACCTCCTTCATTTGGTCAGCCATGCGATGGCGTTGACGTACATGTCGCCTTGGAAGGTTCCGTTTCCGGCGTTGTATCCCATGACTTGCATCTGGCCGGCGGCGCCGGTGTTGCAGACGTGCATGAAGATGGATCCGAAGTTGAGGTCCGAATTGCATACGCCGTAGTAGCGTCCGTACTTCGCAGGTGGCCATGACCAGGTGGTCTGTGTGATTGTGACGTCCGCTCCGATCGAGGAGTTGTTGAGGATCCTCCAATTGGTGCTTTGGAAAGTGTGACGTCCGGTGATGCCTCCGAGGTAGCCGCCGAAATACGTGTACCCGGTATTGATGTCGGAGCTCATGCCGATCTCGCCGTTCGCGTCCGACGTGGTGCAATACGCCCTGGCCTTCGTGCCGTACGAATTGATGCCGATCTCGCAAAGCGAGCCGGTGTCGCTGCGCACGTTGAGATACGCGGACGCGCCGGAACCGCCGACACCCTGCATGTTGAGTCTCGCGGCTGATTTTTTCGCACTGTCCGCCTCATCATAGTTCGTGTCCGCATGCAGATACACCTGTGATGTGACGCCACTGCCGGTGCCGCCCTTCGCACGCGGCTTCGAGCTCAAACGCATGAAAGCGCCCGGATTATTCTTCGCGACGCGTCCGCTCCACAAGTCCAGTTCGCTCATCGCGCCAACTTCGTTCGACTGGATCACTGAAGCGACCGCGGGGAATGAATAATACGCGCTGCCGCCGTCGTAGGCGGGGAATTCCAAACCATCACCGACGAACGTCTCCGTGCCGCCGACGATGTGCGACTGGTAGTCAGGCGAGATGCGCACCCTGTGCCCGCTTACGCGGGTTTGGAACGTGCCGGTCAGCACATTGCTCTTGCCCTCACCATCAAGATAGACGGTGCGATTGTGGCTGGAATCCCACATCTGCAAGGCCGTGCCGTTGAGCTTCATTCCCGTGTTCGCGGCCTCGGAGCTCTGGAATATCGCGCCGGTGAACACGTAGCCCTTGAACTGTCCGGCCATGATCTTGTCCGACGTGATCGTGCCGGCCGCGATCTTCACGGCGGTCACCGAATTGGCGGCGAGCTTGTCGGCGGTTATCGCGCCGGTCACGATCTTGCTTGCGTTGACGCTGTTCGCGGCCAGCTTGTCCGCGTTCACGCTGTTCGCGGCGAGCTTGTCCGTCGTGACCGCGCCGGACACGATGTCGCCGGCCTGGATCTTATGCACGTTCAGGAGCGCGACAGTCATGTCCTCGGTGACCTTGAGCTTCGCCGTGGTCACCGCGTTGGCGGCCAATTTGTCCGTCGTGATGGCCAAGGCGGTGATGTTCCGCGCCTGTACCGAGTTTGCGGCCAGTTTCCCGGCGGTCACGGCGTCGGCCACGAGCTTTTCCGTGGTCACGCTGTTCGCGGCGATCTTGTCGGCGGTCACCGCGTTCACGGTGATCTTCTCCGCCGTGACGGCGTTCGCGGCGATGGTCTTCGCGCCCACCGTGCCGGCGGCGAGGATGTTGTTCGCCACGAGGTCGAACGCGGTGAAGCGCGTGCCGTCCCATGTCAACACCTCGATGACGCGGTCGGAGAGCGGTACCAAGACGCTCGGAGAATTATTCGGCTCGCCGGTCCAGTAGGTGTAGAAGTCGGCGAGCAGGGAAGGAGAATTGTTTTTCTCGCCGCTCCAGCGGGTCCAGTACTTCTGGGTGCGCCACCACATGTCGCCCGGCTTGAGCCCGTCATGGGACGGTTCGTCGGGGCCACGGTAGATGAGGTTCTTCCCGTCCGCCGTGGTCTGCGCCTTCTTCGCCGCGGCGGCGGCCTGATTGGCCTGCGACGCGGCATTCGCGGCGGCAACATTGGCCTTGTCGGCGGTGTCCTGCGCGGTCTTCGCGGCCGTATTGGCCTTGACGGCCGCGTTGGCCGCGTCGGTCGCGGCCTTGTCGGTCACGGCAATCCAAGCAGACCCGTTCCACCGTTTCGGCGTGTTCGCGCCATTCGTCGTGTCGATCCACAGGGTCGTGGATTTGCGCATCGACGTGTCCGGCTCCGACGATTGGATGAGCACGTCGGCCTTGCCGTTGGCCACGCCAGACGCGGCGGCGGCAGCCTCATTCGCCTTCCTTGCGGCTGTGGCCGCATCGGTCGCGGACTGGGCCGCGCTGTCGGCGGTCGCCTTGGCCTGCGTCGCCACGCTCGACGCATCAGCCGCCGTGGACTTCGCCGCGGAAGCGTCGGACTTCGCGGCGCTGGCGGACTTGTTCGCCGTGTCCGCAAGGGTCTCCGCGTTCGTGGCGGTCTTCCTCGCGGTTTCGGCGGCTGTCTGAGCCGCATCGGCCGCGCTCTTCGCCTGACCGGCGGTAGTGGTCGCGCTGGCGGCGGCGGTCTTGGCCGCGTCGGCGGTGGACTGGGCTGTGCCCGCCGCGCTCTTCGCGCTGTCGGCCGTGCCCTGCGCGGTCTTAGCCGCGGCCGCGGCGTTCTCGGCGGCCTTGGCCGCGTCGGTGGTCTTGGCCGCGTTGTCGGCGATGTCTTTTTTCGCCTGTTCGATCTGCTTCGCATTGTCCTCGACGTCGGCATAGCCGAGATGATTCCATTGGGAGCCGTCCCACACGAGCGTGTCGATGACGCGGTCCGACAACGGCACGAGCACGCTCGGGCTATTGTTCGCCTCGCCGGTCCAGTAGGTGTAGAAGTCGGCGAGCAAGGAAGGGCTGTTGTTTTTCTCGCCCTGCCAGCGCGTCCAGTACTTCTGCGTCCTGAGCCACAAGTCGCCCACGATCAGACCATCATGAGACGGCTCGTCCGGCCCACGGAACGTGTGATTCTTCGAATGGGCCTCCGCATACGCCTGAGCCGCCGACTCCTTCGCCTTCGCGATCTCACCGTTCGCCGTGGTCAGATCGGTCTTCGTCTGCGCGATGTCCTTCCGCGCCTGAGCCAAGTCGGATTTCGCCGACTCCAAGTCCTTCGCGGTCGCCGCCTGGGCGGTCTGATTCGCAGAAATATCCTTCCGCGCCTGCTCAAGCTTCGCCGTGTTGTCCTTCAACACTGCCTGGTTGTCAGACAAGTCCTTGCGGATCTGCTTGACCTCTTCGGGTGACACCGCCGAAGCGACAGTCACCGAAGCAATAGCCGACCATTCGGAGCGATTACCCGCATGATCCACCGAACGAAACGCATATGTGTGAGACGCGCCAGCAGTCAAACCAGTAATCACATAATCGCCAATACCAGTCGATACGGCTGCAATCTCCCTGAAACTGCCATCAGCCAGCCGTTCCCCAAGAATGTTCCTGTCCCAGTCAATCGGCATGGAACCACCGTCAGCGGTTTCCCCATCCCAATTAACCGAAACCACACCAAGTTCAGACGAAAGAATCGGCTTGGACGGTACAGGAGGAGGCGTCGTATCCTTGGCGACGGTCAATGCGAACACGCTAGACCATTCACCCATTTGATCGGAATACGAGGGGACAGCACGAACGCGGATGAGAATCTGAACACCACAGTCAAGATTCGACCAAGACAACGTATGCTCAGTAGTCGTACCGGCAGAATGCCACTCACGCCCCGTCTTGTTCACGCGATATTCGACAACATACGACGTGATGTCCATAGCTGTACCATCAGTCGCCAACGTCACGTCATCCCAACGTGCCGTCACCATGCCACGCGCATACCCGTTCACATTGATGTACGCGTCAGAATTAGCTGATAGGTTCTGCGGGGCCTTCGGTACACGATGATCCTTTTCGGGAGCCGGGACGGCACCAGACGCACCACCCAGGTGAGCGCCCCCGGTAATACCATTCATGCGTTTCGTCAACCGAACCGAAGAATCATAATTCTTATCGTTCAGGATCAGCGAAGCCTTAAAACCAGTCGAATCAAGTTGCAGAGTGACTTGTTGGACACGAACCTTTTCACGGTTCGCCACAGTCGGTGCAGTAATCCAATCGCCAATCGTGTAATCGATGAGAGGTACGCACTGGGCATCAACCACATTCACGGATCGCGTGTACTGTCCACGAACCCTCGCAGCATTAGCCAACGTCGGCTTGATAAGCTGTTCGGCAGTCTCCTTCTTATTCACGCCCTCTTGGCTCGAATACAATTCCCAACCACCCCAAGGCTTCGGAGCATTAGGATTATCCTGCCGGAAATTAATATTGTCACCACGCACAAGAATCGAGGAAGCCAAACCATCGATGCTCTCATCATCAGGAGCTTCGGACACATCCTGAGCAAGCGTCACCACACACGACTTGGACAAGTCACGGCAAACAGCAGTACTATCAGCGTTCCACATCAACAATTGCCGAGCATTGGTACGCCAATCGCATAAGCCGTTGTTCACCAGCGAATCCAACACATCCTGCATGGAAATGCCAAGATCATAGTAGATGCTTGGAAGCATGTAACCCCACTGTTTGCCAGCGGAGTCAGAACCAGAAGTGAACCGGCTGCAATCAATTTTCACGCCGCCACGATTCCAATTCTCATCCATGAACGTGCGCATGATCGTACCGGCGTTCGCCTTGGAGAATTTACGGGTGCCCTTCTCGTCGCCACTGGTCTCCAATTTGGACGTGTCCAGATTCAGAGCCTTCTTCAACAGCCACCCATACGAGACGCCAGTCAAAGAAACCGTATCCGACACGTCCAAGGCGTTCCTCGACCGTGATGCGATGACAAACCGGCCATTATACGGTTCGACCCAACGCCCGCCATCAGAAACTTCAACAGCAATTTCCAAACCGGTTTCAAGACGCCGGTCAAGAATCTCACCACGTAAAGCCTTGCGTGAATAGCTCACGGTCAAAGCACCCACGGCATCATGAGTGAAAGACACAGTATACGAAGTCGGCTCAGGCAGTAATCCAAGCTTGCTTCCATTGGCCTGATAAGCGACAAGACGAGATTTAAGAGTCTTACCCACAAGCACTCCTCAACTTAAAAAGAAGAAGCCGGTGGAAATCACCACCAGCTTCTCTTGAACCTGCACGCCACGCCACCTGAACCAGTGGCTTTGATCGTGATTTTGTAATCGCCTGAAACATCGGGATTAACCTGCAACCTTCCAGAAGGCAGATAATCCAAACCAACCGTCTCATTCTGAGAACCGCCAGACCATGCCGAATCACTATCAGAACTCCAAGCCGTCAACGATCCAGAATCCAAATACAAGTAAGGTCTCGCATCAACGCGGGTACCAGACCAAGTGATACCAGTACCAGAAACAGGATCGCTCACCGTTATGCCATTAACACCTTTCGGGAACCGAAACACCATGTCGGCTATAGGAGCGTCACCACGACTGTATGGAAGCTGAGTAGAAAGCACGCTCGGGCTGTCATTCGGAACACCCTGCCAGAACGTGTAATATCCGGCGGACGGCATCACCGAACCGCCGGACATCACTTTCCCACCATCCAAAGCGAGAGAAACAGTCTCATATGCGACGGAACGCCACCACACGTCAGGCATTGCGAACACGGCAGTAAACGGGACGAACCTGTTCGGATGACTCTTGGAATCATCAGGACTCAAAGAAGTCAACTCGACACGGGTCCGCTGTTCAACACCATCGATAATCCTGCTCATAACAAGATTCGGCATCGTGCATAACCGCATCAGCCTGGATGATTCACCAAGCACATCAGGCTCCCACGCATAAACCTGCAACGACAATTGACGTTCCGAAAACCTAGGAGTCATGCCGGAACGGATAGAACCATGTCGTTGCGGAACAGTCGAAACGGTACGGTCAACACTGATGGCGCTCAACAAGGTCGAACCAACAGTGACGATGCAGTTCTCCGAATCAAGAGGAACATTATTCAACTTGTAGAAACACGTGGAAAAAGCCACGATACTCCCCTCTCACATGCCGATCATCGCAGCCTTATCCAACTTCTGATTCGTCTGAACCGAAATTGGAGTGATAGTCGGATATTGGAAGTTCTGCGTGATGTTATACGTTGGCCCGCTTTCAAACTTGACATCATCGGAAGAACCTGCCGAATAGTCCGAAACTATGGAAGGCATCGAAACACGAGCCATACGACGCGCGTTCTTCAAATACTGGCTTGGAATGTCGCCACTCGCATTGATGGCGCTCATAACTCCCTTGCCATATATGGCTTCCATGCTATGCACTGCGGCGGCACGGACAACATATTCACCAGTGGACACGTCAGTGGAATCATTCAAAGCGATGGAATCACTCGTATTTGTTCCGCGCCCG